CGTGGAACGCACGGGCAGGTTATACGTACGGTTAATGGCCAAGGAGAAATGCAGGCGCTGTGGCCGGTGCTGCACGGTATGTACTGATATACAGCTAACACAGGAGGAGGCCCGCGAGGGCCTTTATCCCAAGCGGCGGCGGAACAGGCCCAAAGGCGATGATACGCACGGTTGGAGCAAGTGGATTATAATGCGAGGAATTGTATATGAACCTGAATTGAGGCGGGAGATTTTCGCCTGCATCTTCTGGGATCGGCTGACGCGGGAATGTGTGATCTATGAGGACAGGCCCACCGTCTGCCAAATGTATTATTGCACAAAAAGAGAGAAACCATCAGTCCACAGAATTTGGCTTTCAATAATTAAAAGAAAAAAGGAGCCGTTATGTTTGGATGCATAAAAAAATTTATGAATTTGGATGACCCATCCCATGAATCAATATTAAATGTCCCAGGATTGAGCATAAAGTATAACAAAAAAACAAGAATGGCGATGATGATATGGGCATTTATATTAACGAGTCCATTATTATTTGTGTGGATTTTGACGGAAATATTTAAATGATGAAAGCGATTTTACTCTCGATGGTCGTGGCCTCGATTTCATTCTTCATCAGCCATACGCAGCTTCTGGAAAAACAAAGGAAATGGCTGTGGCAGCATATTACATTTTTCGGGATGCTCGTGGACTGTTCGTACTGCCTCGGCCATTGGATAGCGCTGATCCTGCTTTTCCTGTTCCCTGTGAGGCTGTTTGATTATGTTCCGATCTACTATGGCTACGGGAAGCCGGTCATAGATTTTGTCATGACCTGGCTTGTGATAAGCTGGATGGCCGGGCTTCAAAGCATGGCCGCAACGCGGCTGTGGGGAGAATAAAATGTGCTGCGGAAGATTACATAAACTGACGAGAGAAAGATTTCGAGAAGCACCGCCCGGAGCGCCTGCATCTGAAAAGAGAACAGAGCATGTCAGACGAACAGCAAGAGTAGAGCCGCCTGTACATAGTACAGAGTGCCCGCTGTGTGGGAGCGCTTTGCGACGACTCGCAAGCTGCTGCAGCACTACGTTTCGATGCAACGCGTATCCGAAATGTAAGTATAAAGAACTCTATAATAAACAAGGAGAGAGGCGATGAGAATAGAAAATATAACTAAAGACAATATAAAAGAGTTGCCCGATGTAGAGTTGCGCAATTTGAAGATAAGATTCATCGGCATTTACGATCGTTATTTTACTGACCCAGAGATGAAGAAAGCAGTAGATATTGAACGCAATGTATTTTATAGCAAATATATTGTACTGCGCACAGAAATGAAAAAGCGAAGTATAGAGTTTCATGAAGGCGTCGCCCTCGATAAAGAAGTCAACACTAGAATCTTTCTCAAATCTGTATGGGGACTAGATGTGCCGAGCTTGAATGAGATAGTGATCGTGAAATCATATGCAGCGATTAGCGGCATGTTCATTAAATCGCCGAAGATGGCGAAAAGCATGGACGTCGTTATCCGCAACATCGAGAAGAATCGAGATGAAGATCTCGAGAAGAAAATCTCTCAAGAGTTAAAAGCGCACACAGGAAAGCTCGCTAATTTTATTTACTCTCCTGCAGGTGCTGACGGTTCGCATATCCCGGTATACGATCTTGTGCTTAAAGCTCGAGAAGAGACAAAGAAAATAAAAGCAACTAAAAAATATGTTCAGCTCACAAAAGGCGCTATTGCTTTCAAAAATCTCGGCATTGCTGATGAAAATACTGCTTGGGCCGGCTCTGCAGAGACTGCGAAAGCAGAAATTGAAGATTTGAAGCTTATCTGCGCATGGTACAATAGCGCGAATCCTGATATCAAAGCTAGTTATAAGTTGCCGCATCATAGAGTGTCTGATAAGAAAGCCGTCTGGCGAGCAGTCTACGCAGCGATGGCTGCACTTCTCGGTGCTCGAGGCGGCGTCAAGCTTCCCGATACAGACAAACAAGGCGTCTACAATCATTTAGCAAAACACTATAAGCAGTTTGATAAAGAAGCGCCTGAATTGAAGAAGTATAGCAGCGATGAGTTAGAGAAAGCGTTTCCTATTGAAAAGATAGAAGAGACAGAAAATACAATTCGCATCCCTGTCGGCGATGACTGCGAAGTGACAGCTACGATAAAAATAGACGCAGATCAAGGCATCTCTGCACTTTATTGCGGACGCATAAAGAAAATACGAACTTATCTATTCGATAAACGCGTGAAAGCTTGGACAATCGCATCAGCAAAAACATGGGTGAAAGAGCATTCAGAAAAATTTGAAAAGAATCTAAGCGAAGCTCAGCAAAAAGATTACGATAAAGAAACAGCGCAGATTAGAGAGAATGCGAAGAAAGCTACGTATCCGCATAAATTCAAAGCTGCAAAATGGACGCACGCGAACGGTCACCCGCGCTGCATTCACTGCGGAGATGAAGAGCTAGTAGATGATAAAGGCAATGCGTTACCGTGTGAGAAGCCAGTCACGAAATTCAACATAATCAAAATCGACAAGAAAAAGCAGATAGTCGGCGGCATCGTCTACGAGCCTGATGAGGTCGACACTCAAGGCGACTATACAGACAGCAAAGAAATAGAAAAAGCTCAAAATCGTTTCATGGAAAAGTACGCAACAGACACGAAGCGAATTCGAATTAATCATAAAGGCAAGAAGCTCTTCTTTCCGATTATAGAGAGTTTCATCCCAGAGCATGACACGATAAAGGGCGACAAGCCGTTGAAAGCCGGCACATGGTGGCTGATGATTAAAGTGACGAACGCTAATATCTGGGCTGACATCGAAGCTGGCAAACTCACAGGTTTCAGCATGGGCGGCACAGCAAAAGGATGAAAGCAAAAGCAGCGATTCTTGATACTCTCGGCAAGCCGCTGATTGTAGACGAGATAGAAATCCCAGCACCAAGCATTGGTCAAGTCTTAGTACGAGTCTACTGCAGCGGCATCTGTGGAAAACAGATAGAAGAGATCTCTGCAGAGCGAGACCCGCATCTTCCGCATTTGCTCGGTCACGAGGGCGGCGGCATCGTAGAAGCGATAGGCGAAGGAGTAACGCGCGTAAAAATCGGCGATCACGTAGCTATGCACTGGCGCAAAGGCGCAGGAATAGAATCAGATTTTCCTAAATATATCTGGCGCGATAAAACCGTAGGCGGCGGACTAATCACAACATTCAATGAATATGCACTCTTGAGCGAGAATCGATTGACTTCGATAGATAAGACTATTCCTTTTTTCATAGCTGCTCTCATGGGCTGTGCAGTGACGACCGGGCTCGGCGTTGTTTTCAAAGAAGCGAAACTCAAACCGTATGAGTCGATTGCTGTCATCGGTTGCGGCGGTGTCGGGCTGAATATCATTCAAGCAGCTTCGCTAATTTCTGCTTTCCCGATTTATGCGTTTGATATTCTTGAAGAAAAACTAGACATGGCAGAACACTTCGGAGCTACTAAAACTTGGAATTTGACAGAAGGCCCGCTAGCTTTCGATAACATAGACGTAGTAGTAGATTGCACTGGCGCTGTAGAGATCATCGAAAAAGGTCTCGAAATCACTGCAGCGAACGGCTGCATGATCTTAGTCGGCTTGCCGCACGGAAAGCAGAACTCTACGATTCAGATTCATGACATGCGAAAGCATTTCACTGGAAAGAAAATGATATTTAGCAACGGCGGGAGCTCAGATCCGAATTCAGATATTCCAGAGTATCTGAATCTCTATCGCTACGGAAAGCTCAAGCTCAATGATTTAATAACTGATCACTTCTCATTAGATGATATAAACATCGCACTAGATAAAGCTCGCACAGGGAGCTGCGGTCGCTGTGTCATAGAGATGCCATGAAAAAAGAATTGCTGCTGCATGCTTACAGAGAAATGCTTCGCATAAGATTAGTCGAAGAACGTCTAGTCAAAGAATATCTAGAGAAAAACATAAGAAGTTTCGTACATTTTTATATCGGTCAAGAAGCGATCGCAGTCGGTATCTGTTTACATCTGACACAGAAAGATTATGCTTTCGGTACACATCGCTGTCACGGTCACTATCTAGCTAAAGGCGGAGATCTCAAACGAATGATAGCAGAACTTTACGGCAAAGCTACAGGCTGCTCAGGCGGTCATGGTGGCTCAATGCATCTCATTGACACACGCGTCGGTTACATGGGCTCAATATCAATACTTTCAAGCTTAACTTCGATTGCAACCGGCATGGCTTTCTCACAAAAAAAATATAAATGGAAAAATAAAACCATCGCATTCGTTGGCGATGGTGCGGCTGACGAAGGCAGTTTCTACGAGAGCATCAATCTTGCAGCGCTGATGAAAGTGCCGATAATTTTTGTTGTAGAAAACAATCTTTACGCTGGAATGAGCGATAGAAACGCAAGACATCCAAAATCATACAATATGGGCGATATTGTGAAAGGTCTCGGAGGAATTCATTATCTAATCGACGGAAACGATGTAGAACATGTCTATATAAGTATGCAACATGCTTTGAAGCGCATGAAAGAGACTGAAAAACCTATAGTTCTTGAATGTGCGACTTACAGACACATGGCACACAGCGCACCGATCTTCGATGATAAGCTCGGTTACAGAAAAATCGATGATCTCAAGACAAGACAAGAAGCTTGTCCATTGAAAAAATTTACTGATAAATATTTTATCAGCCCAGAGATATTTGAAGTTATAAAAAGCGAACTTCTCATTGAAATAGAAGAAGCGATTCGTTTCGCAGAAGAGAGCGAAGTGCCGAACGTTGCGACGCTCACAGATGGTGTTTACTATGAGTAATAGACATGTGAAGCTCGCTAAAAAACGCCATCGGTGCGAGATGAAAAAAAAACGTAAGCACAGGCATAAACTAAACGAAGCACGCAGCGAACGCAGAAAACGATATCTCATTGATATAGAGGGGTTCAATTTATGAGTAGAGTGCTGACATATGTTGAAGCGATAAGAGAAGCTCTCGATCAGAGCATGGAACAAGACGCGTCGATTTTCGTCATGGGTCTCGGCGCTACATACGCAAACGGCTGCGACGGTACGACAGCAGGACTAGTTGATAAATATCCTGAGCGAGTTTTCGACACTCCATGCTCAGAGAATGCAACAACCGGTTTTTGCGTCGGTGCAGCTATCGCAGGCATGCGACCCGTCATTTATCACGGGCGCGTCGAATTTGCACTTTTCGCTATAGATCAGATTGTAACTCAAGCAGCGAAATGGAATTACATGTTCGGCGGTAAATCTCCCGTTCCTGCAGTGATAAGAATTGCTGTCGGTCGCAGATGGGGCGACGCGCCGCAGCATACAACAGTTTTACATTCATTATTTGCGCATGTGCCAGGGTTGAAGGTCGTCATACCGTCGACGCCGCGCATGGCGAAAGGACTTCTGATATCTGCGATTCATGATAATAACCCTGTCGTATTTATAGAGCATCGCTGGCTCTACAACACGCGACAGACAGTGTCTGAAGATCGCTCAGGCTACCCGCTCGATGCTGCGCACGTTAGAATCGGAAAAGACATAACAATCGTCGCTATGGCTGATACACACCTAGAGATATGTCGTGCGCTGCCTATTCTCAAAGCCGCTGGTGTTAATCCTGAGATAATAGATCTTGTGAGTATTAATCCTGTCGATTATAGAACAATCATTGAATCTGTGCGAAAAACCGGTCGTCTTCTTGTTGCAGATGTCGGAACAAAAGCATTCGGCGTCGGCAGCGAAATCATATCGCGCGTATGCGAAGACGAAGAAACATATTCGAGCATGAAAGCGTCGCCGATAAGCGTTGCAGCGCCTGAGTGTCCATGTCCGATGTCGCCGTCGCTGACAGAACATTATTATCCAACAGTTTCTACTATTCTTGATTCTATAAGAAAAATGGAAGGTTTCAAAAAGACAAAATTCAAGAATAATTTAAACCCTGATTTTCATGCAATTCATATGCCATCTAATGAAAATCTAGATGAATTATTATGATGCAAAAAACAGCATTGATAACAGGCTCGAGCAAAGGCTTAGGTCGTAAGCTCGCATTTGTTTTTGCTCAAAATAAACATAACATAATTCTTCACGGTAGAGATCAACCGAGTATGGCAGAAGTTGCTGATGAGGTGCTAAAAAAAGGAGTCATCTGCGACGCAGTTCTCGGCGATCTGAGCTCACAGAAAACAATCGACAATTTGTATGAAGTTGCTGCAAAAAGAAAACTCGATATTCTGATAAACAATGCTGGCATGTATGCGCACAAACCGTTCGGTGAGATGAGCGCGAAAGAATTGACGCGCATAATTGAAGTGAATCTCATCGCGCCTGCGTTGTTGATAATGAAAATATATCCGCTGATGAAAGAACGCAAATCAGGCATAATAATAAACGTAAGCTCTATGGCTGCAACAGTAGCTAATGAATTAGAAGCTGCTTACTGCGCGAGCAAGCATGGTCTGCGCGGATTCGCTCGCTCTTTCCGTTATGAAGCCGCTCGTCATGGAGTGCGCACAGTGAGCATCTACTTAAGCGCAATGCGCACAGCTATGACTGCATATAGAGAAGATCATGCGCTGCTGATAGACCCGTTCGAAGCTGCTCGTCAAATTTACAACGTATGCAAAGATTACGAGAGTTTGATTGTTGAAGAGATCGCGTTGAGACGAAAAAGATGAAACGTTTGACAGATGCTACGATAAAAAAAGCAGAAATGCTTTTCAAAAATTCTCGCGACGGTCGCGTGCTTACCGGCTACGGTTTGAGTCGCAGAGAATTAAAACTAATGGAGAGAGAAGGGCTCATTGAGAAACAGCTCATGAAACACAAAGAGACTGGTCAAATGATTTATGCATGGAAGCCTATATCTGTATCGAAAGAAATTATAAAAAATACTTGACAAACGAAAATAGCTTCATTATTTTTGATATGACTAAACGCAAGGTTTAGAATTTGAAGTCCGAAGCCAGGCTGCAAGCGCAGCGGTGTTCGGGACGTTCGAGATTCTGAAATCCAGATTTTAAGAGTTTTGGACGTGCTTCGAAAGAAGGGGGTCAAAACACTTACAGACTAAACGATTTCGGAGGTCTGTATGCCACGCAAGCTATACGATATCGAAGTAGACGAGATAACAATCTGTGACTCTACTGCGAATCGCAAACAATTTTTTATCAAAAAAAAGAGGAGAACTATGGACAAATTTATAGATCTACTAAAAGGATTTGTGGTCGATGAAGATGATGACGAGCTGACCGAAGACGAAATTGCAAAGGCAGAAGCGCTCGGCGAAGAGCCGAAGGCTACGATAGAAAACGCTTTGAATACTTTCGGTGAATATAAAGAAAACATGCCCGATGATCTTCTTGCTGCCGCAAAAATCCTTGTGAAACAAGCCTCTTTTGTAGAGCCGCTGAAGGAAGAGGATTTAGAAAAAGCCGGTGCGAAGCTTTCTAAAACAACGAGAGCTCAAATCGCAAAAGCGCTCGGACTTTTAAAGCCGCCAGCAACTGTGCTGAAAGGCATGCTCGGTCAAAAGGTCGAGAAAGAAGAAGAAGGCGGAAAAGAAGTGTTGAGCGAAGAGATTCAAGCTAAACTCGAGAAGCTTGAAGAATTCGAGAAAGCAGAAACAGAGCGCATCGAGAAAGAAGAGAAAGAGAAAAAAGAGAAAGAGAAAGAAGAGAAAGAAGACGTGCAGAATCGTCTAGAAGCCTTAGAAACAGGAAAGCCTGTAAAGAAAAGCATCGATAAAGACGGCGACGATGACGACGATAAAGACAAGAAGAAGAAAAAAGACCTCAAAAAAGTTGAGGAAACAGAAGACCTTTATCCTTCGCTTTATATTCCCGGCATGCCGGAATCAGAATAGCGAGCGAAGTTTAGATAGTCTTTATCACTAATTAACAAGAGGAAATATTATGAGAAAGACAAAAACGATGCTACGCAAGCAGGACATCGAGGGCTTTAATCTCATATCGCTACCTACGATTCAACTCACACCGATAGAAGCTGATAGATTTCTTGACTGCATCTACGATGAGAGCGTGATGAAGCATTACGCGCGCTTCGAAAAGATGCCGAAGCCGACGAAGTATATACGCCATCTCGGATTCGGCAGTGGTAAGTTTCTCTATCCCGGCGACAATTTCAATGAAGCAAAGTACAAGAAGCAATTCACTCATAATCGCATAACCCTAACAGCGCACAAAATTCGCGGCTGCGTCCCGATCTACGACGACGATCTCGAGGAGGGACTCGAGGGTGCCGCATACAAGAACCACATTATGCAGATAATCGCGAAGCAGATTGCAAATGAGCTCGAATACGCATTCTACATGGGCGATGCTCAAGGATATAATTCTTGGACATCTGATGACATCGAAAGTCTATGGGACGGCTGGCGCTACATCATCAACAACAGTCAGAGCGGCGATGCGTACTATAACGATGTATGCGGTGCAGCACACATCAAAGAAGCATGTGACACAGAGAGCGGTGCAGAGTGGGATTTACCCGGTTTGATAGCAGAGCAAGATGCAAACGCACCTTACAACTGGGAATTCAAATACGCAAGAGCAATAAAAAATATGCCAGCGAAATACAAAGCTGCAGTTGGGCTGAAGAATTTCGTATTCTTGAATTCAGATCTCGTGACGCAAGACTATATTGAAGCACTTTCTGCGCGCAGCACAGCGCTCGGCGACGCAGTATTCACCGGACAAGCAAAGCCCGCGTACGGCAACGTGCCTATCGTTGATGTGCCTCTCATGCCGACTAATCTCGGCACTGACGGCGGCACGCCTGACGATTACGGCATAATCGGCGGCGGAGATTACACTGACGTACTCCTCACATTCAAGGGAAATCTGATTATCGGAATGCAAAAAGAAATCAAGATAGAGCCTCAAAGAAGCGCAGCTGATGAATGCACTTATTATTTCTACACAATGAAAGTAGCTCTTGCGATCGAGAACGTGAACGCAATCGTTTTCATTAAATGCTTAACGCACGCGTGCTAAACGATGTTTGAGTGTATTGTCACTAACTACGGGAACGCCCGTATGCCATTCCCGACCCGCATAGGCAACTTGTCAATCGGCAGACTCAGAGAGCTTAAAGTCACTGATCGCGGAGTTTATGAAGATTTGAAGCGCTTTGAGCATACTGCCAAGCTCGGGTTCAAGGTGGTTGTCGACGACGAGAACGGGCACTCACCCGCTTCGGCGGAACCTGGGACCGACTTCGGTGCCTACTCCATCAATGAGCTGCGGAGCATTGCCTCCGGCAAGGGAGTGAAGGGAGCTTTCTTTATGAAGAAAGCAGACCTAATAAAAATCTTAAAGGAGGACAAAAATGGACCCTGATCAATTCCCAAAACCAGACGTACCTGCTCATCAGGAAGAGCAGATTATCCGTGATTTCTATATGTTCAACTATCACATCAACAGCCATAAGATGCGCTGGCTGAAAGATGTGATTGACATCATTGATGCGCATCGTTATATGTTTGACTTTTGCGAAGGGCTCGACGATGGGATTCTCTGGAACGTAGACGAAACAAATGCGGTATCTTACAGTTGCACCGACGCAGTAAACGGCGTACTGCTCATGCAGAATGGCGGCGCTCTTGATGATAGGATTGAAGTCACTCGCCTCTGTGAATGTTGGCAATTCGTTGACAACTATCCGCTCTATGCAGAGCTGAGATTCAGAATCGATGACCCTGTATTAGGCGAATTCTGGTTTGGATTTATCACAGGAACTACGTTCTTCACGCAGCCGAACGACTTCGTTGTTTTTGAATGCGACGGAGCTGCAGATGCTAATCTCGAAATCTCAAATCAAGTAAATGGTGCAGGAAATGAAACTCTGACAGGTCATACTCTCGTTGCTAATACTTGGCTTCGATTAGGTATTCATTGGGATGGAGATGGCACGATTCGCTGGTTCGTTATTCAGGACGGCGACGCGCCGCAGACTATTCTTTTCACAGGCACGATTACAACTTCTATCTGCCAAGACGAGGAAATGACCGTAGGATTCGGAATCAACAACGGTTCTGCTGCAGCGAGAAACTTGCGTGTCGACTATCTCAAAGTCTGTCAACGACGAGTAATCGAATAGAAAGTTAAAGGGACGGGCGTCTGAAATAAAAACGGCATTTAGGGCATTGCCATTTATCCCTCAGCAGCGCCCTCCCTTTCTATAGGAGAGATGAATGGCAGCAGAAGGATGCTACCTGCACGAAGATGATATCAGCAACTGGCCCGCCGGTGCGACTGAAGCAGAGAAACAAGCAATAATCGATAAAGTCGAAGATATAATCGAACAAGTCACTAAAACTCATTGGTGTGCTACAGCATTTGATGTGAAGCTCAATGGCAACGGTCAGAATCGTCTTTTCGTCCCGCTTCATACAGATATTCTCTCAGTTACGAGCATATTGATCGCATGCGTAGAGCTAGATTCAAGTTGGTGGACTTACGATAAGAATTCAGTGTTTCTTGACCCGTGCATCGGCGACTCGATGTTCGGCACGAATGCTATTCAAGACGGAGATTTCTACTATTGGACTGTTGCTGACCCGACGACTGATTTAGTTTACTGGATAGAAACGATAGCCGGCACATCGACAGTGAATCGTGACACAGCTCAAGTTCAAGTCGGCAACTACTGCGTGAGACTAGATATCGATGCTCTCGAAAGCGTAGCGCGAATCAGACAGCGATTCTCGCTTCTCAGAAACAGAGATTATAGACTACAATTCAGTTATTTGAATTCAGCTGCAGCAAAGACAGCTAGATATATGCTGTATAATTCAGATCTGAACGTATCGCTACTAGGCGATGCAACGTGGGCAGCAGGTCAAGTCTACGTATCACTAGCAAATGTCTTAGCATGGACTGATTACTCACTCTCATTCACGAGTCATGCAGATTTTGCAAACTACGATTTATATCTCGAGAATGACACAGCATTCTCTTCGTCAATTTATTTCGACGGCGTCGGAGTTCTAACAGCTGGCATCTCAGCAATAGTAAGCGATATTACAGAAGGAATCTTCCCGCGCGGTTACAACAACGTACAAATCATAGGCACTCACGGTGAAGACAGAGCTGTGCCAGAAGCTATAAAGCAAGCTGGCATCATATTAGCTGAATGGGAAAACGACCCAGCAGCACACGCAGCTGCAGGACTTTTCGCAAGCGAGAAAATCGGTGACTATGCGTACAAAAATATGATTGCTGCAGAAGAAGACGTTCTAACCGGTGTCAATAAAGCTGATTTGTTACTTCGTCATTATATAAAGCGCAAAGCGATCGTCATGGCTCCATGAAACGCAGTTGCGAACTCTGCGCGCTTGAACGACGAACGAAATGGCACTATGAAGACGAACTGATAGTCATCTGTGATTGTGTTACGTGCGGCACTCTGATGCTAGTTTTTCGTAGTCATGGCGCACGAACAGAAGAAGAGCATCTTGATGCAAGAATTAAGATAGTAGAGTTATATGCAAAGCGATTGATAAAGATACGCACGAAAGCGCGTAAACTGAAAGATCATGAACACTGGCATATTTATTTAAAAGAATGAAAAATAACATGGGCAAACAATTCGGATTTCTTGAAGATACTGAATTTTCAAATAAGTTTTTTTGGGACGTTGTGCCGAATAATACATGGGCCGACAGAGCGTGCTACATCATAGGCGGCGGCCCGAGTCTCGAGAAACAATGGTCATCATTGTTGCCGAAACTCGCAGGGCAGCTCACAATCGGCATCAATCGCGTCTACGAGATATTTGACCCTACGATAATATTCGGCATGGACCCTACATTCATTCGTCATATTCAAATGGGAAAATACGGTGAGCTCGCAAAAGAACGATGGGAAAAATCAAAAGCACATAAAGTCTGGCTGCTTACATACAAAACGAAAGTTGCTGATGATATATATATACTCAAATGTTTCGGCGGCTATAACAGAGCACGTCAGGCTTTTCCGTTCACGATGGAAAAAGGCATCGGTCACGGAAATAACTCTGGTTATGCAGCGCTTAATTTAGCTGCATGTCTAGGTGCAAGCCCGATCTCTCTGCTCGGCTACGACATGAAAAAAGACGGCGAAAAAACACACTGGCATAACGGGCACCCGAAGACTATGCCAGATCATGTGCCAGAGAGCTTCAAGAAACATTTTTTCTTAGCAGCTAAAGAATTGAATAAAAAAAATATAAAAGTCATAAATTTGAATCTTAAATCAGGTTTGACTTGCTTTCCGAAAGCAGAGACATCTACTGCTTTCATAGTAGAAGCAGTTCGCACAGAGCATGTGAAGCGAGCGCCTGCGATCTCGCGCGATGCTGCGAAATTCGGCCCGCTCGTCAAAACATTTACTGAAACTGCATCGAAGAAAAAGTTATCAGATCTCTTCATTTCAGGCCCGTACGGTTTCGGTGATACATTTTATCTGCGCTCGCTTGTAAAAGCTCTGATAAAAGAGTATCGCAATATCTATGTGAGAACAACGCTACCAGAAGCGTTTTGGGATATCGATAATGTGAGATTTGTGCGTCCTACTACGAACAGATTGAGAGCTCAGAAAGATCACATCGCAN